GCTAGTAAGCTCCAGGAGAACATCGCTCCTATCTGGTCACGCTGGGCTACCTTTGAGGCATCTGACCTGGTTGTTAAGCAGTTAGAGGAAGGCAACTTTGATGTCTCCCTTGAGGACATTCAGACCAACTTGCAGAATCAGGCCGAGATTGTCTTTGATTACATTAACCGTTCTAACTTCGCCACTCAGTTCTATGAGCATGCCCTAGACCTACTCATTGGTACAGGCACACTCCGTATTGATGAGGACGAGAGCGACGAGATGCCCCTNATCTTTAACGCAATCCCACAGAAGGGAATAGCATTTGAGGAAGGCCCACAAGGTAACATCGAAACGCACTGGCGACGATTCAAGGTTAAGGCCCGTAACTTAGAGCGTTACTGGAAAGGCTTTGAGCCCTCAGAAACCATGAAGCAGATCATCAAGGACAAGCCAGACACTGATGTCGATGTGCGCGAGGGTGTTGTCTACATGCCCAAGTCTAAGACCTACTATGGCTGCGTATGGGTAGATAAGGAAGACCGCATTAGCTGGACGCAAGACTTTGGTGACTCTAGCCCTTGGGTCACAGGTCGCTACAGTAAGGTAGCTGGTGAGATCAGGGGTCGAGGCCCAGCACTACAGGCTCTCCCCGATGTGCGCTCACTGAACAAGGCCAAAGAGTTTGTACTGCAGAAAGCCGCTATTGATCTAGCAGGGATGTACACAGCAACAGATGATGGCGTAACTAACCCCTACAACTTGAATATAAGCCCAGGCATTGTTATTCCAGTTGGTTCTAACAACAGCAGCAACCCATCAATACAGCGTTTAGATACAGGATCGAACTTACAACTTGCCCAGTTCCAGATCAATGAAATGCAAATGTCGATCAAGAAGGCCCTATTCAACGATCTTCGTGATCCTACTGGTGCTGTGCGATCCGCCACTGAGGTTGCCATCGAGTCGCGTGAATTGGCAAAACGCATCGGCTCTGCCTTCGGCAGATTACAGACCGAAGTATTGATTCCCATCATCAAGCGAGTTGCTGCTATACTTACTCGGCGCGGCATCATTAGCCCCATCGAGTTGGATGGTCGCCAAGTTGCCATTAAATTCATGTCACCGTTGGCTAAGGCCCAGGACGGTGAGGACATCTTGAGTGTACAGCAAGCTATTAGTTTTGTGATTAACACTGCTGGCCCAGATCAGGTTGGCATTGGCTTCAAGGTCGAGGACTTTGCTGCTTGGGTTGGTGATAAGACTGGTATGCCTGCCGAGCTAGTAAGAAGCGAAGCAGAGAAGATGGAGATCATGCAAGCAGGAGTTGCTGCACAGGCTCAAGGTATGGAGGGTAACGAACCTCCACCACCACAAGGTCAAACCACTTTATGAGTTGGGATACAATCAATAAGGCGACCACTAATGCAGAAGATGCAAAGGTGGTCAATGCAGAGAAAAGACAAGCCGCTGCTGAATTGGCTCAAGCGTACAGTCAGTGCTTCTCAGGTGACATCGGGAAGCGTGTACTTGANGACATGACGCGACGGTTTATCTTCAATAACGACACCCCCTTTGGTGCCTCCAACGTTGATTACGAGGCTGCTTACCATAACGGTGAGTCGGGCGTTGTTAAATTTATTATCAACCAAATGCAACAAGCAGAAATACTCTAGGAATAATACTATGACTGAAGAAGCACAGATCGCAGAAGAAGATACAGGCGGCACTCTGTTGGATGCAACAACACCAGAACTGAGTGAAGGTGAATACTTTTTATCTGATGGTATCAAGGGTACAGGTGATGCGCCCGAATGGTACAAAGGCGACAAGTATAAGTCTGTCGCAGAGCAAGCCAAAGCCTATACTGAACTAGAGAAGAAGTTCGGTGGATTTACTGGCGCTCCAAAAGATGGCTATGCAGGCCCAGAAGGAGTTGAGTCTGATGATGCCTTACTGCAAGAGTTGACTGAGTTTGCCACCAAGACCAACATGAGCCAAGAAGCATTTGGTGAAGCGTGGGAATTGTTGACAGCCCAGAGTGAAGCGGTAGAAGCTGTAAGCCAAGAGCAAGAGATTGCTGCCCTTGGAAGTAATGCAGAAGAGCGAATCAAGAATGTTGAAGGCTACCTGAAGAACAACCTGGANGCTGACGACTANGAAGTGGTTCGTGANCTCGTTACTGATGCCAAGTCAATCCAACTGATAGAGTACATGGTTCGTGCAACTACACCTACCAAGCTACCCATCGATGGTGGGCAACATCCTACCGGCATGACATGGTCTGACATCGAAGCAGAGATGTTTAAGAAGAATGACAATGGACAATTACTACGTAGCATTGATGCTAGTCACGAAGCCAAAATCCANAAGATGATGCAGGAATTTGGTGGAGATAAGGTGCATACTCGCACTTTTGGTTGATTTCTCAGGGGTAAAAGGTGTATAATCGACACACTGGATACCCCTTTCTCCAAGGCCCGGTAAATTTAGGTTGAAGCTGACCAATTTACTGGGTACTCAGCAAAAACCTTGAAAAACTTTTATATTATTTATTACTCTTTTTCGAGGAATCTATTATGAGTAAAGTATTATCATCTGTTGCGGTAACGGAGTTTGACAGTCTTGTTAAGCACGCTTACCAAAACGCTGGCCTCCTGCGAGGCGCTGTAACTGTACGTAACAACGTAGTAGGTGACACCTACAAATTCCGTAACATGGGTAAGGGTCTTGCCAACCAGAAGTCTACTTCTGACCTGGTAACTCCTATGGATGTATCTCACAGCTTTGCTACTGCAACTCTGCAAAACTGGAACGCTCCAGAGTACACCGACATGTTTGACGCTGCCACTGTAAACTTTGACGAGAAGCAGGAACTTGCAAGCACTATCGCACAGTCTCTGGGTCGTCGTACTGACCAGCTCATCATTGATGCAATGGACGCAGAAACTACTTACGCTGACACTGTTGGCAAAGACACTGGCGGATCTTCTTCTAACCTGAACATCGAAAAGATTATTGCAGCTCAAGTTGCACTTCGCTCTAAAGGTGTTCCTAACTCTAACCTGTACGCTGCTATTGAAGCAAAAGGTCTGGGTGGCATGCTGAACGAAGACAAGATCAGCTCTGTTGATTACGCTAACATTAAAGCTCTGGTCAACGGTGACGTTGATACTTTCGGTGGCTTTAAGTTTGTTATCATTGAAGATCGTGTTGAAGGTGGTCTGACTGAAGCAGCTAACGTTGTTGATTCATACTTCTTCTCGCAGGACGCTGTTGGTCTTGCTATCGGTATCGACATGAAGACTGACATCGACTGGATTGCTGATCGTACTTCTTGGTTGTGTAACGGTATGTTGAAGGCTGGCGCTGTATCTCGTGACGGTCTTGGTATCGTTAAAGTTCAATACAACAAAACTGCATAAGGGGAATTATCATGGCTTTTTCAAGAGATGGCTTATGCCGAATCGGTGGTTCTGGTGTTGGTGGAGCTACTTGGCAGTATTCTACTGCTGATGCTACTTCTGCTGTTGTAGCTGATACCAACTACTTCGCTGCTGCTAAGGACGAACTAGATGCTGGTGACGTACTTCTCGTTATCGGTACTACTGGTGGAACTCCTACTGGACGTATTTCATACGTTGAGTCAAATGACGGTACTACTGTTGTTTGTGCTGCTGGTGTTGTAATCACTGCGTAAAACTGAATGGGGGCTTCGGCCCCCTTTCTTTCCAAACTAAAGGTTTCTTATGGCAAACAGTAAGCTATCGTTAATTAATAATGCTCTTATTCTGATTGGCGATGTGCCACTGACATCCCTGACTAGCGGTACTCGCGCTCAGGTTGTAGCCACTAGCCTGTATGACAATATTGTTGAGAACGAACTCACCAAGCATCGCTGGGGTTTTGCTCGCAGCATTGCACAACTTAGCAAGGACGTAGCTGCTCCTGTAGGTAATGAGTGGCAAACTTCATACACACTGCCTGCCGATACGCTGGCATTAATTAAAATTGATCCAAGCGTCCCATACCAAATTATAAACAGCAATGTCTACTGCAACTATAGCGGTACACTTTTCTGTGATTATATCCGTAAGCCTGAAGAGTCTGCATGGCCTGCATATTTTGCCAAGATGATTGAGTATGCCTTGGCTATGGACTTTGCTCCATCCATTCGTGACAGTGCTTCTTCCATGCAAATACTGGCTAATCAATATCTGAATGCTAGTCGCATGGCTCGATACACTGATTCACAGCAACATCCACAAGTAGCAATTCAGGATCGCCCATTTATTAACGTGAGGTACTAATGCCTAAGTCACAATTTCAGCAAACCAGCTTTGCGAGTGGTGAGCTGTCACCATTACTTAAAGGCCGTACCGATCTTGAGCAATACTACAAGGGCGCACAGGAGGCCGAGGGCGTTGTTATCGTACCCCAAGGTGGCGTTAAGCGTAGACCTGGACTAGAGCATATCGACGATGTGCTATTCCCTCTCGTTCGCCAGACTGATGTTAATCCAACTGCACCAAATGCTGCTGCCGGTCAGGCCGCTTTGATGAATGATGGCAAGCCTGATTTTGGCGGTGTAACCAATTACAGCGTGTCTGCATCACCTTATGTTGTGGCTCAATATGACTTTGCTTCTTACGTTCCTCAATTTATCTCTATTGAGGGAGCCTTTATACGCAAGCGAGTTACCACTGCTGCCGACATATCCAAAGAGCTGTATTTAAAGTATTCTAGTGATGGCACAAGCTGGACTCTGTTCAAGACTATCCCTGTATCAAGTGCTGCTGATGTTGGGGGTATTAGTAAGCGTTATGACGTTACTGGTATCTCGGATGCTAACAATCGTTACTGGAGAATAGAAACGAATCTAGGTAATGAGGCCGACTACGCAATATACATTGGCGAGTTTAATGCTCATAGACCATCTGGTCCTAGCGTAACACCAAAGGTATTTGAGTGGCAGTATGCCCCAGACCACAACTTTGTGTGTGTCTTAACGCAATACAACATGCGTATTTACCGTACACCGCATTTAGGTTCTGCCAATACAGTATATGTTGCAGACATTCCTATGCCGTACACTGGTGCTTATGGTAGCCCCACAGCCACCATGTCTACCGTTAGGGTTGCACAAACAGAAAACGTAATGCTCTTGTTCCAGGAAGACACTATCCCATACAAGATTGTGTTTAGTGGCACTGATGGAGTAGATGCCTTTTCGAGCAACTACCAGAACTTTATCAACAATCCTCAGTATGACTACAATGATGCTTCTAGCCCCATCCCTGTAACTGCCGTTCAGAAAGCATCTTTTTCTGGGTTTGATGATGGTCAGCAGTATCAAGTCAGCGTCAACGGTGTACTCAGTAAAGACATTACTTATGCTGGTGATGCTAACGCTAATGAGCAGGCCGCAACATCTGCTAATCTTGCAAGAGCTTTACAAGACATGCCTGTGTTTGGTTTTACTGGTATTAGCGTAGAAAGAACTCACACTAACGAATACACAATTACTATGGCTGGCGAGTCTGCTAACAGCTATGGGTTGTTCTCAGGATTCCCAACTAGCGGCGGAACAAGTGACACGATTGGTTTTGAGCTAACCACTCAAGGAACTGCAAGAACCGAGAATGTATGGAGCAATACTAGGGGTTGGCCCAAGATGGGTGTACTCCACCAAGGTCGCCTGTGGATTGGCGGAACTAAGTCTAAACCCCAGAGCATCATTGCTAGTAGGTCTGGCGCATTCTTTGACTTCTTCTCTGAGAAGGGTGAGGATGACGAGGGTATCTTTATTACCATTGACTCTCGTGAGCAGACTAACATTATCGACATCAACCCAGATCGTGGGCTGCAGGTCTTCTGCTCTGGTGCAGAGTTTTTAGTTAAGGGAATCACGCCCTCTACTATTGAAGTCATTGCCCAAACACAGCATGGCTCATATGACCTGGAAGTACAGTCTATTGATGGTGCTACTCTCTTTATGGACAGGAATGGCAACACACTACGCCAGTATCTGTTTAGCTTCAATGAGGATGCTTATACATCTAACGATATATCTGTGCTGTCTTCACAGTTAGTGAGCAACCCAAAGGACATGGCAATATTAAAAGGAACCACTACCGAGGACTCCAACTGGTTATTTATTATTAATAGCGACGGCAATGCTGGTGTACTAAACACTATGCGTAACCAAGACATAAATGGATTTACTCGATGGACTACGCCCAACCCATCAGGAGTAACCAACTTTCTAAACTCATGCTGCACAGTTGAAGATGAGCTGTACGTCATAACGGGTAGAAGTATTGGCGGTTCAGGTGGGTTCCATGTTTTGGAGCGTTGGAACTTTGACCGAATGCTTGATGCAAGCGTTAAAAAGACTGCAACAGCTACAGGGAGTGACGTTGTTGTATCTCTTGGTTCACAGCTATCTGGCGCTAATGTTGATGTGCTTGCAGATGGTGATGTTCTTCCTAGTCGCGCTTGTACCGGCGTTAATGGTGACATAACCATTACTGCGGCAGAGCTTGATGGATTCTCTAGCAGAAGCATCGAGGCTGGATATAAATTTCCTGTTAAAGTAAAAGGTATGCCAATCAATACCAACCCTGGCACTAGGGGCGGTCAGAACACAATGAAGCGCAAGAAGATCACCAACATTAACTTGCGTGTATACGAGAGTGCAGGCATTTATATTGATGGCAATGCTGTACCTATTAGACAGTTTGGCGATGCTCAAGACACCCCGCTGAACACCCCCTTTGTACCTAGAACTGGTATTATAGAAGACGACAATGGTGGTAATGGTTGGGCTACAGAGGTAGTCCCAGAGATAACAGTACCTGATGGTACACCGTTCCACCTACAAGCAATTCAATACGAAGTAGAATCATCATAAGAGGTTAGATATGGTTTGGCCCATAGTAGCAGCAATCGTTACAAGCGCAGCAGTTCAGGCAACTGGACAGATAAAAGCAGGTCGAGCGCAAGAACGCGAATATAAACGACAGGCCCAGCAGGAAAAGATGGCCGCTGAGTCTCGTGAGCTAGAACGCCAGCAGAAGCTAAATGCAGCCTTGGCAGCCAACATAGCAGGTATGGGTGCGGCAGGTATCAAGTTCGAGGGTACACCGGCTAGTATCGCCTTAGAGAGCGCTAAACAGGCATCCCTAAGTGAGGGCGTGTTGAAGCTATCTGATAGACTACAACAGGCACAACTTCGTCGTCAGGGCGCTGCTGCTCGATCTGCGAGTCAATATGCTGCTACTAGTACATTATTAGATAGTGCAGTTTCTGCCTACCAAGCAATGCCAGGACCAGGTGAATAGGAATTATAATGGCTAAACAACAAAGAATTGGTTTTTACGGCAAGTTTACTCCAACTGCCCTGGACACATCTGAGTCCGACAAGATGCGAGCATTGGCTGGTTTAGGCCAACAGATGCGTGGTGCTGCTCTGGCTATAGGTAAGCCCATCATTGAGGCTAAAAGGGCTGAGGAAGGCG